TCGGCTGACCCATTCGGGAAGGTGACCCCTGCGCCAGCGCCACAGCCTGACATGCTTCCGGCTGAGAAGCGTTTCGATGTGGCCGAGTTCACAGCACTGACGCGGCGCAAGGTCGTCGAATTGAGGGCTGCGTGACCGAGACCGAACAACTCGCCGACGTGGTTGCGCTGTTGATCCACGAAGCGACGGCGCCGCTCCTGATCAAGATTGCTGCGCTGGAAGCCTGCCCAGCTATTCCCGGTCCAGCAGGGCCGTCTGGGGCTGCGGGTCCGATGGGACCAGCAGGGAAGGACGGCCTCGACGGCAAGGATGGCTCCCAAGGACTGCAGGGCGCTCCAGGGCTGAACGGCAAAGACGGCCGCGACGGTCTGAACGGGAAAGACGGCGCGTCAGGCTTCGATGGGAAGGACGGCCGCGACGGTCTCCCGGGTGTGCCAGGACGCGAAGGCGAGAAGGGCGCAGACGGCCTGAACGGGAAGGACGGCGCTGACGGTCTCAACGGCAAGGACGGCGCGAACGGGCTGAACGGATCGGACGGTCTCGGCTTCGATGATCTGTCGGTCGACTTCGACGAGAAGCGTGGCTGGATCCTGCGGTTCATGCATGACACGCGCGTGAAGGAGTTCCCGATTCCTGTGCCGTTCGATGCCGGCGTATGGGAATACGGTCGCACGTACCCGAAGGGCGCAGGCGTGACCGTCAAGGGTGCCTTCTGGATTGCTCAGGAGCCGACGAGCGCACGGCCGGGAGACCCAACAGAGGACGCACGGGCGTGGCGGCTGTCGGTCAAGGGCGGGCGTGACGGGAAGCCGGGACGTGACGGCAAAGACGGTGTGTCCGAATGACCATCCCCACGATCGTGACTTACGAGCAGGCGTGCGCGCATCTCAAGATCACGCCCACGATGGCCGGTTCTCCGCTCGCCGTGGTCGTGGATGCGGACATCCAGTTGAAGCTGGATGCGGCCACGCAACTCGTCTGCGAATACATCGCGGATCGGCATCCGGAAGACCTCGACTGGATCGCAGAGATCGAAGCATGGGATCCCAACGGAAGTCCTGCCGTGATGCCGCCTCCAGTCGTGATGCTGGCGATCCTCGAGCAGACCGCTGCCACGTATCGGTTCCGTGGCGATGACGCGAATAGCGATGACCCGCAGACGATGGGCTATCTCAGGCCATCGGTCGAGAACCTGCTCTCCAGATACAAGAATCGGTCGTTTGCATGATCGCTGCGCCAGCGCACGCACTGATTCCACGGGTCTGGTCCGGTGAAACCGTGGTGTGTGCCGGAACAGGGCCGAGTCTGACGAAGGCCGATCTGGACGCCTGCCGTGGACGTGCGCGCGTGATTGCCGTGAATGACGCCTACAAGTTGGCGCCGTGGGCCGACATCCTCTACGCCTGCGATGCGAAGTGGTGGAACTGGCACAAGGGCGCTCCTGACTTCCAGGGACGCAAATACGCCATGACCGACGCGGCGGCGAAGTGGCCCGGAGTCGAACTCCTCCGGAACAAGGGGAAGCGCGGCCTCTCGTTGGATCCTGACGGCATCTGCACCGGTCACAACTCGTCGTATCAGGCTATCAATGTGGCTGTGCTCTCAGGGGCGGCGCGCGTGATCCTGCTGGGCGTGGATATGAGCGGCGACCATTTCTTCGGCTCGCATCCGGACAAGAGCAAACCTCCGTTTAAGTTGGCCCTCGAGGCGTTTCCCACACTCGTGGAACCGCTCAAGGCGGCAGGCGTTGAGATCCTCAACTGCTCACGCAAGACGGCCCTGACCTGCTTCCCGCGCGTCCCGCTCGAGGAGGCGCTGTCGTGATCGGCTCGTATGCGTATCGGACGAATACGGACGCGATCTGGAACGGACAGGCGCCGAAGAAATACACACGTCTCCTGCCCTATATCGCTGGCGATAGCATCGTGGAGATTGGCGCGGCAGAGGGTGTGCTCTCCCTCCTGCTCTCGGAGCGTGGTGTGCCGGTGACGGCGCTGGAACTACGACAAGAGCGGAGCCATGCTGCGCTGGAGCTCCAGGCGCGCTGGCTGTCGCTGGGCCGCAAGGTGGAGACATTCCGGGCGGTCTGTGGAGATATTCGGCATCACCTCGAGGTCTTGGACGACGCGCAGACATTCGTCGCGATTCGGACGATCTACCACTTGCGTGAGGATGTCGACGACGTGATGGCGGAAGTCGCGAAGCGCGTGCCGTTTGTCGTGCTGTCAGGGAATCCGAATCGGGCGAAACGCTACGCCGCCGGCGATGTCTCCGACGAGCTGGGACGGTTCAACTTCTACGCAGGCATCGACGGGATGCGGCAGGCGCTCGAGCGTGCGGGGTATACGGTTGGGACGGTTGTCGCGGAAGGGGATCCTATTGTCACCGGCTATCGCTAAAGTCAAGCCGGAACAGATCCGCCGCAAGCTGTACTGGGATGTCTCCGACGACATTCCAGATGACAAATGGCCGACGCTGACGCGGTTGGATCTCGCGACGGTCGATAAGCATGTCTCGATCGCCCTGCGCTATCGAGACGGGATGCGCTGGGAAGAGACGCCGCTCTTCCGGAAGACCTATGCGGAGCGATTCGCGAAGGGACAGAGTATCCGTGGGCGCCGCACGGAAGCCGAACTCCTCGCGCAGTATTACGGCCGCGTCGATGCGATGTATGCCGACATGCGTGCCAATGGGTTCCGGCTCAATAGCGCGCCGATTCCGGTCTACATCGCGGCTGATGGAGAGATTCTCTTAGGCAACCAGGGCAACCATCGACTCGCGATGGCTCAAGTGCTGGGCCTGCCATTCGTGGTCGTCGACGTGCTCGGGAGCCAACCCGGACGCCTCGCCAACATCGAACTCTTACCAGAGCCAGATCTGCCTGACTCGGTGAACCAGATCCCGGCGATGACCACGGTCGAAGAGCGGCGCTGCTATTACCGGCTGACCCGTGAGGCCGCGTCGACCGGAGCCGTGGTGGAGCTCGGCGCATGGCTCGGCGCCGCAACGGCCTACATCGCGGCAGGGATGCGAGACTCCGGTGTGAAGACGAAGGCACATACCTTCGACCGATTCGTCTGGAAGCCATCCTCACACGACAAGAAGGCTGGCGGGCCACTCGGTCTTCCACCCATCAAGGCATTCCGTCGCCATCTGGGACCGCTGATGGAGCACGTCGATGTCCATGCTGGCGAATTGCGCGATCTCGCGTGGACAAGTGGCCCAGTCTCCCTGTTGATCTGTGATGCACCGAAGCGGATCCGAGAGATCTCGCTCGTCCTGCGCGCGTTTGCAGATTCCATTCGGATCGGGACGGTCCTTGCGTGGCAGGACTTCGCATACTTCCCGTCCTATGACATCCCAGCCGCGATGATGCGCCTCAGTGATCACGTCGAACTGGTCGACGCGGTTCATCCCGGCACGACGGCGGTCTTTCGCGTGGTGCGTCCGTGGAGTGCGGATCAGGTCTCTGACGCAGCGTTGTCCATTCGTCGGTGGACGCCTGACGAGGTCGAATCAGCGTGGGATGCGTGGGGCGATCTGTTGCCGGTGGCGATGCGCCCTCGGTTCGCCTGCGGGGCGGCGATGTTCCTCTGTGACCTCGGCGCCACAGGACGCGCACAGAAGCGGCTTAAAGCCATCATTGCCGATTACGGGGATGACGTGGTGCCGAAGTGGCGGTATCTCATCGAGGAGCGGTCTGGTCTCATGCAGCGGTATGCGCCGCTCGCGCAAGTGGTGCAGCAATGCGCCTGACGGTGGCCTGCGTCCTCTGGATGGGCGACTTCGAGCAGCGCCACTATTCGCCTGCGTGGGTGTATCGCCTGCGAGACATGGTGGCCGCACATCTGCCGATTCCGCATCGGTTCGTGTGCCTCTCGAATGTCGACGTGCCTGGAGTCGAGACGATTCCGCTGGCGACGGGCTGGCCGGGATGGTGGGCGAAGGTCGAACTCTTTAATCCTGCGCTCGATCTGGGCGATCGCGTGCTGTACCTCGATCTCGATGTGTTCGTCACAGGCGAACTCACACCGATTGTGAACTATCCGGCGCCGATCGCGCTGATGCCTCCCAGCCACATCTTCGGCACGCTCAGGCCACGCGAGATGGCCGGTGTCGTGCGGCGCTACCAGGCGAGCTGCATGGTCTGGGATCCCCCAACGGGGCGGGAGATCTTCGACCTGAACACCATCGACGTGATGGAGCGGTTCCGTGCAGATCAGGACTGGATCGGGCATGTGCTGCCAGATGCGACGACGATGCCTCCGGAGTGGTTCGCGAAGGCGCGACAGTGCCGTGATGGCGTGCCTCCGGATGTGCGTCTGGTGCTGGCACATCGAGTTGACCTGATCGGACGGTCTCTCGCGGAGGTGGCGGCATGATCTCTGTGGTCTGCTGGAAGTGGAAACCTGCACAGGGCTACCGCTCCACGTTCGGGCCAGAGACCGTCAACGTCCTGCGTCGGATGGTGGCGAAGCACTATCCGCATCCGCATCGGTTCCTGTGCGTCACGGACGACCCTGCCGGGATCCATCCTGATGTGGAGGTCGTGCCGATCTGGAATGACTTCTCGGATCTGCCGTCTCCACATGGCGGGAAGAATCCGAGCTGTTATCGGCGCCTCCGGATGTTCCATCCTGACGCGTCCCAGTGGTTTGGTGAGCGGTTCGTGTCGCTCGACCTCGATGCGGTCATTACGGGCGACGTGTCGCCGTTGTGGAACCGTTCAGAGCCGTTTGTGATGTGGGGCGATACGAACCGGACGACGTTTTACAACGGATCGATGGTGCTGATGACGGCCGGATCGCGTAGGCACGTCTGGGACGACTTCGATCCGATGACCTCGCCAGCGCAGGCCAAAGCAGCAGGCCAGTTCGGGTCTGACCAGGCGTGGATCAGTTATCGCCTTGGCCCTGGCGAGGCGACGTGGTCGACCGTCGACGGCGTCTACAGCTACCGGATGCATCTGCAGCAGCGTCAGGAACTGCCTCCCTACGCTCGCATTGTTTTCTTCCACGGGCAAGTCGATCCGTGGTCACCGGCTGCTCAGTCGAAGCCGTGGGTCCGTCAGCACTACGGAGCCGTGGCATGAGGATCTCGTCGGGGAAGATGGACCGTTCCGTGACGATTCAATCGGTGGCTGAAGCCTCGAGCGGCTATCCCACTGAGACGTGGTCGACGCTGGCTGTGGAGTGGATGGAGAAGGAGACTGCGAGCGGGGCCGAGCGGTTTGCTACATCGCAAGTGGCCGCGCAACTCCAGACGGTCTGGCGGATGAACTGGCGTGAGGACATGGACCCGGATTCGGTCGACGTGCCGAAGTCTCGCAGGCTGGTCTTCATGGGGCGCGTCTTCGACATCACCTCGGCTGAAGAAGTGGGGCGACGGCAGGGCATCGCACTCACGACCGTGGCGGCCTCGAGGACGGACGCATGACCGTCGAGGATGTGGTACTGGCTCGGTTGCTAAGTCTGTCTCCGCTGACGGCCATGACCTCCACGCGGATGTATCTGGGGAAGCTCCCGCAGTCGCCCACGTATCCGGCGGTGAAGGTGTTCGCGGTCGACGACATCGGGGAAGGGCATCTCAGGGGCGGAGGCGGGGTACTAACCGCACGCATACAGGTCGACTGCTACGCGCGCGAAGTGTCCGGTGTGAACCCGAAGGCGCTCGCGAACGCCGTCTCGGATGCGGTACGCGGACCAGGCGACGGCACAGCGTTGGACGGATGGGTGGAGGCGGTCGGCAGTCCGGTCTTCTGGGTGCTCGGCTGTCTCTTCGCGGATCGGCACGAAGGGTACGACGAAACAGAACTCAGGGTCTACACAGTGTCCCAGGACTTCATGGTCTCGTATCGGGCCTGAAGCATTCGAGGACAGGGAACGGTAGTGGAGGAGCGCAGACATGGCAGACGTTACAGGTACCTTTTATCCCTCAGAGACCTTCATCGGCTACGGTGCCGAGTTCCATGTAGGCCAGGGCGACAGCCCTGAATCCTTCGTGGCCGTTCCCGAAGTGATGAAGATCGCGCCGATCGTCAGTATGACGACCGCCGTCGTCGACGTGACCCATCTCCGCAGCCCTGATCGTCATCGCGAGAAGATTCCGACGCTGTCGGATTCTGGTCCGATCGTCATCGAGGGCAACTTCCGTCCCTCGCACGGCGCGCATCTCCTCGCTGGCGGTGACGGCTTCGATGCCACGCATAACTTGCAGGCGCTGCGCGCGTCGGCGGCACTCAACAACTTCCTGATCGTCCTGCCGACTGCCGCAGGCACGGTGGGCTCACCGGCTGAAGCCATCGCGCTTCCGCTCGAGGGCTACGTGACGAAGTATGAGATTGGCGAACTGACGCTCGAAGGCAAGGTGCCCTTCGTGCTCGAAGTCACGCCAGCGCACGCGTACTTCTCGCGCTAACGTCATCGGGGCATCCGATGGCGAACCGTGAACGCGGTGAACTGACCCTGGTGGCCGGACGGACGCGGTATGTCCTCCGGTTGACCACGAACAGTTGTTGCGAGTTGGAATCGTTCTCGGACGGACGAACGTCCGATGACGTGATCGACGGTGTCAACCGTGGCAGCTTCAGAGACGCGCGCCTTCTGCTCTGGATGGCGCTGCGTGACCAGCATCCAGACATCGCCACAGACGATCCGGACTGCCTCTTCGCTATCGGCCAGATCATCGATCAGGCCGGTGGACGTGCGGCCGTGCTGGAGCGGCTGCGTGAACTGGTGCTCCTGAACACCGAGACAGACGACTCAGGCGGTGCTGCGCGCCCTCGGCTGGCTCATCGCGGACGGACTGGCGTCGGCTCTACGTGGACGCACTGACGATCAGGGTGAGCGGGAAGCGGTTCTGGCGTCTCTCGCTGCGAGAGCTCTGGAACGAATACGCGGCTGCGGTGAAGCGGTCTCGGCGGGACTACGAGCGGGATCTGATTCTGGCGTGGCAAGTCCAGCGCATGGAGATCATGTCGATGACCAAGGATGGTGGGCGCAAGTTGCCAGACCTCCGCAAGTTGCTCGATACGACCACGGGCAGTCAGCGCCAGACGCCAGAGGAGCAGTTCGCGATCGTCCATGCGATCGGCGCCTCGTTGGGTGTGGGTGTGCAGCGGATGCGAAAGGGAGACGATGGGCAATACCGGCGTATTGACTGATGAACGCGTGACGCTGACCACGGCAAGTGGCCGTGTCGTGCATCTGACGCCGATGAACACGAACGCGTTGTGTGCCTTCGAGGAGCGCACGGGGCTGGTCTTCGGGGCGCTCATGGCATCGTTGGGCGTGGCTGGCATGGAGCACTGGAGTCTCCGGATCACACGCATGTTCCTGCAGGCGTGTGCGATGGACGGTACGACGCTGGAGTCGATGGGCGAGTTGATCGATGACATCGGACTGGAAGGCATCGGTGCGGCAGTGAACCAGTTGATCACGCCGGCGAGGACGCGTGGCTGACGAACTCGATGGACTGCGTCGAGGCATCGAGACGTTTCCGGCAACGGTGGCGGCGAAGTTGCGCGCGGTGGCCTGGAGAAAGTCGCGAGAGGTCAAGGACATCGCGAAGCGGTTGGCTGCGCGCAGTGAAGGTGAGCGCAGCCGACTCAATCGCGGGAATCCACACTTGGCCGACTCGATCGTCATCCATGAAGAGGTCGAGCGGAAGCAGTTCGTGGTCACGCCAGAGACGCCGTGGAATCCGAATCTGGGCCTCTGGGTGGAGCGCGGCACGGTGAAGATGCGTGCGCGCCCATTCATGCGTCCTGCTGGGGATCAGATCAACGCCTCGTATCAGAAAGAGATGCTAGCGGCGGCGACGGATGCCGCGACTGAGGCGTTGAAATAATGCCGAACATCAATATTCGCTGGGCCGATAACACGAAGGAACTCACAGAGAACCTGAAGCAGGGTCTCAACCAGATCGAAGCCACGCGCGCTGGCGCCGAGAAGATGGCGCGATCGCTCGGTGGTGAGAACCTGATCAGGGCGGCGAACAATTACGTCGCGGCTGTTCAACAAGTCGGAGGCGCTAATAAGCTCACAGCGGCCGAACAAGAGCGCGTCAATACTACGCTCCAGAAAGCCATCGAGAAGTACACCGCACTGGGGAAGACTGCGCCGCAATCGATGCGGGATCTCTCGGCCGAACTCAAACGGCTGACGCTGAACGCGGAGGCTCTCAAGAAGAGCGCAGAGGCCACGACCAGTGGAGGACTCTTCGGGAATCTCAGTAAGTTGAGCGGGGCGCTATCAAGCGTCGGTCTGTCTGTCGGGACGTTGGGTGTCGGAACAGTGGTGGCGTCCTTGGGAGCTGGCGCGAAGGCTGCGCTTAGTTACGCCGACTCGCTGACCAAGATGGCCGATAAGACCGGCATCAGTATCACGGCGCTGCAGCGGCTGCAAGCGGTGGCCGGGGCGTCTGGCAATACGCTGGAAGATGTCGCCGGGGCGGTGAACAAGTTCCAGAAGAACATCACCACGGACAACGGCGAAGCCATACAGGCGCTCAAGGCGCTGGGCATCACGCTGGATGACATCAAGACCCTGTCGCCTGATGAGCAGTTCTTCGCCATCGCAAAAGCCATCCAGACCATCAAGGATCCTGCCCAGCAGACGACGATCGCGATGCAGTTGTTTGGCCGCGCTGGGGCGGAACTCCTGCCGACGCTCAAGGCCGATGTTGACAATCTGAAGGACTCGACGTTCCAGATGAGCGAGTCGTCCGTGAAGGCGCTGGACGACTTTGGTGATCGCATGAGCGCAGTCGGAACCAGCGCCATCAACGTCCTTGGCGAGATTGCTGGCGCGGCTCTGAATGCGGCCTCTGCTGTGATCGAGATGAGTGGCGCGCTCCCGAAGGCGCCGAGCGGTGCGCCAGCCGGGACCGCGATTCCGTCGTCGGGGTTGGTCGATCTAGACGAAGCCAAGCGGAAAGCGGCCGAGTTCACCGGCCAGATCACCTTCATGGGCAAGGTGGTCAGAGACAGTACGGTCGGACTCGTCCAGGGATTCGCGGCTGGCGCTGACGCGGTCGATGCGCTCCACCAGTCCTTCGCGGCGTTTGCCGAGCAGGCGGCAGAGAAGGCTGCGGAGGCGCTCAAGTCGTTCAATCAGAACCTGGAAGATGTCATCGCGACATCCAAAGGCTACCAGTCTGTGGTCGACACGCTGGACGGTTCCGTGGTGGAGGGGATCCGGTACTACCGCGAACAGGGTGTCTCGCTGGACCGCCTTGCGACGATGTACGGCCTGACGAAGATTCAGGTCGAGGCGCTGACGACGGCGTTCAAGTTGGAAGAGGAGGCGCTGAAGCGCATCGCTGCGTTGAATGCGGCGAATGCAGCGCCTACCGTGGCGCAGCCACGCTTCGATGTCTCACAAGGTGAACTGCCAGGACTCGACAAGTTGCGCGCGTACGTGAAAGAAGTCGAACGAGCGAGGACGGTCGAAGCCGAGATCGGGCAGCGTGGGGCGCAGGGGATCGAGAAGATCGGAGAGGCCGCGTCCGTCGCTGCGCCTAAAGCGCGCGGCCTCTTCGATTCGTTGCGCTCACTGGCGCAGTTGGATCTCAAGACCGTTGCCAGTGACATCGGGAGCTTCTTTAAGGGCGGTCTCGCGAGCATCGGCACGGGCATCCTTGAAGGGTTCGGGAACCAGATCGCAAGCTTCATCTCGGGTCTGGTCGATAAGGGTATCCAGGCGCTCTGGGGCGGGATCAAGCGGCTCTTCGGCGGGGCATCAGCACAGGAACTCGCTGGACGCGGGATCGTGGAAGCCTTTCAAAGCCAGTTCGCCTCCGTTGAGGACATGATCAACAAGGTGGGCGCGGCCTACATCGCCAACGGCAAGTCGGCCGCGCAGGCACAGGCGGCCATTCAGAAGCTCTGGGCGGCAGAGAAGCAGGGCGCCGACGCCACACGGCGCGCGCTGGAAGAGATCAATGAGGAACTGACGCGGCATCAGGAAATTACCGATGCCATCCACAGCGAAGGGTTCCAGTCGCAGGATGAGATCAGGCACGCAGCAGACATCGCGAATGCGGCCTATGAAGAAATGCTGCGCTCTGGGCAGTACACACAGGCACAGGTCGAAGCGGCCTACCGGAAGTATCAGGAACTACTCGCGCAGCTCGAAGGCGCAGCCGGTGAAGCCGCACGGGCATGGCTGGAAGCGCACAAGTCTGCCGATGATGCCGTGCAGGCCAGCTCCGATGCGATGAAGTCGGCTGAAGCCGATCTCAAAGGGCTGATTGACAAGCGCAACGCGCTCGCGGGAGGACTCGCCAAAGAGGCGCCAGAGCAGATCATGGGCGTCATCGAGACGCAGCAACGAGGCGAACTGGCTGCTCTCGATGCGGAGATCAAAGCGAAGGCTGACGCCTACGCGAAGCTGGCCGACGAGACCGGCCAGAAGATGGCCGATGCGATCGTCGAGGCGCTGCGGAACATCCACATTGATCCGATTCACGCCGAAGTGGTGCTGGATTACCCGCCATTACCGTCAGGGGCGCGCACCGCCAATGGCGAACAGCCTGAGCCAGTCTCGCGCGGCGGCATCATCTCTCGGACTGGTGTGAGTTATTTCGCTGGTGGCTACCTCCCCAAGTTTCGACCGATTGGAACCGATACCGTGCCAGCCATGCTTACGCCAGGGGAGATGGTGTTAACGGCAAGCCAGCAGGCAGCGATAGGCGCACTCATGGGCCGAGCATCTTCGGCTCCGTCCTCTGGCGGCAGTGGAGCGGTAGGTGGAGTCTCTGTGGGCAGCATCGTCGTGCAGATGGAGGTGGCCTCTGGTGTTGATCAGAAGGCACTGAGCGACAACTTCAAAGAGATGCTGCGAACCGATTCGACGGTCTATGACGCCGTGTCGATCGTGGCGCGGCGCAGTGCGGGGGCGGCCTGATGGCTGAGACCTTCTTGTACTTCCATCCGGCCGACAACGTCGCGCCGATCGCCACGGCATCCTTGCAGACTGGATCGGCCGACACCGACTATCCCATCGAGAACCTCACGGATCTGGGCTATGCGACGATCGCCGCACCAGCGAAGACCACTGGCACATCTGGCGCGTTCATGCTTGATTGGGGCGCTGCCCAGCGCGTGGACTATGTGGTGTTGTGGCACAACTTCGATGCGGCGCTGGCGGTCTCCGTACAGATGCACGCGGCGAACTCCTGGGCAGGGCCAACCGTGACCACGTCGGTCACGATTCCAGCGAAGCGCGCGGACACCCACACGCGCAAGGTGGGTGTCGATCTGCGGTCGGTCACCGGCTACAGCACAAGCGGATTCCGGTACCTGCGGATCAACGTCAGCGGCACTAACTCGGCACTACTCGGACTGAAGGTGCTGGCGTTCTCCCGCGTGCGGCAACTCTCCCGCGACTTTCACTGGGGCGTGCAGGACGACGACAACCAGATCGGTATCGATATGAAGACCGATGCTGGTGTGTCGTGGGGCTATGACTTAATGTCGGCGCCTCGGGTGCTGCGTGGATCGGCCACGCTCTCAGACGCAGACGCGGAAGCCGTGCGGGAATGGCATCGAGCCTGTGCCGGTGTGGTGAAGCCCTGTGTGCTCGTCCCAGAGCCATCCGGCACGGATGCCTGGTTGGTGCGCTGGCTGCCAGGTGGCACGTTCAGCGTCGTCGGCGCGCAGATCTTCGTCTCGAAGGTGACGCACCAGCGCGACTTTGTCGACCTGAATCAAACCCAGTTGGCCTTTGAAGAGATCACGGCGGGTGATCCGGAGTGGTTCTAGGTGGCTGACTGGGCCGAAGTCGCATTCACGTCGAAAGGGACCGTGCTCCTGTCTGATCCGTCGATCACGACGGACGCGATCGATACGTCTGGCGCGGTGTTGATTGTCGCGGCCGTGGGCGATCTCGACGGACTCTCAGTGGTCACCGACAACAAGGGCAACACGTACACGGCGCTGACCGCACATGTGTCCACGGCGAACACCAGTCCATCTGTCCCTGCTGGTGACACGGGTGGCGGTTCGCGTCTGCACTACGTGCTGAACCCGATCGTCGGGTCTGGGCACACGTTCACATCCACGGGCACAGCCTCGAATATCTTCGTTATCGCCTACGAAGGACCAGCCGATCCAGCATTTGATCGAGAGAACGGCGCGCATCGGACGGTTCCTGGGACCACGATCAACACCGGCACCATCACACCACGCTCCTCACCGGCTCTCGTCATCACAGGGTATGCCGATCGTGCGGCTGTTGCTGGTGCGGGTGTCTTCGATTTCCCTGGTGTCATTGGTGGAAGCGTGCGGCACGCGGAGTCGCCGTTTAACCTCCATCATTTCACGGTGGGATACGGCTACGCGGTGCAGTTCGCGCGAGCGTCCATCTCGGCGCGCTGGCAGGGGAATGCGCTATTCGACACGGGGCAGGCGGCGGTGATCGCGTCCTTTGTCGGGGGCGGCACCACGAACGCGCCCATCCGATACGAGGATCCCTGCAGTATCGCCGAGCCTCGCATCTTCGCCACAGTCAAGACCGACGACGAGATCTTGAAGTTCGGGATTCAGCCCTTGCGCGATTCGGCTGCGCTGGGTGGGTACGCCGAGCCTCGGCTGATCGAGGTCTCTCAGATGACCAGGGCGTCATCCGATCCAGCGACTGGCGCGTGGTCAGCGCAGACGGCCTCCATGAAGTGGGCGGATACCGATCGGGTGAACCGTGAGCGATCGGACGACCGGACCAGCTTCCGCAACTGTGACGCCGAGATCTATCTGACCTCCAACGTCCAGCGGTTGGCTGGCGATCCGCCGCGCGTCCTGTTTGCTGGCACGGTGTACGAGGACAGTGCCGACGCCAACCTCGTACTCTCGACCACGATCAATGACTTGATCGGATCCAACTATTCCCTCTTCAGTGAAGAGAAGCAGATCCCCCAGCGGGTCATCGAGCGCAACTGGTTCCCGAACGCTCCAGACGAGGCGCTGGGGCAGGCCGAGCCGATTGTGGGTGGTCGTAGGGCTGTCCTGAATCCGGCTGACTTCACGACAGACCTTGGCGTGCCCATCGAGGGTGTGTCAAAGGGCGTGTATGTCGGCCAAGTGCAGATCAACGGCTCGCACGGCACGCCCACTGGCACGACGCTCGATGACATCGTGGCGGCCCTGAACACCTCGGGCGCGGCCGGCACGATCTACGTGGATTGGGGCTTTAAGATTGGGTACGGGGATGCCGTTGCACTCCAGTCCTACTACGACAGCAACGGAACCGTGCCCACGGACTATGACGGGTTGGCGCACATCATCGGGTTTTCCGATCTCGATGCGTGGCTGGCTGAAGAAGTCCACACTGGAGGCGATCTCTACGAAGCGGTTCTCATCGCGGCTCATGCCATCTCAGAGATCTTGCCAGCGGCGAACGCCGAGCCGTCCATCTGGGTTGGGGATACGCAAGTCGCCCTGGCTGACATCGGCGTCT